CATCGTTGGCCGCGCGCACCGGGTCGACGGCCCAGGTCGGCAGCATCTGCATGCCCTGAACCCCAGACCGCGCTGCCATGAAGCGGCGGCGGGATTCCCCGTCGCGCCCCACCAGGTCCTGCATCGCCCGCTCCCTGGTCAGGGGAGCGTGGTCGCGCACCTTGTCCAGCACGTGCACGCTGCGGTCGGCGCGGCTCAGCGCGAACCGGTTCACTTGGGCGTGGCCCCAGCGACGGAGTTGTTCGGTCAGCGGATCGTTATTGCGCATCGCGCAGGCCCTCCAGTACGGCAGCGTCGAATCGGAACACGGGCAACCGCCCGTCGGTGTCGCAGCTGCCTTGCCGCGCGGTGAAGCCCTTGCAGTGGTAGCCATCGGCGCTCTGCTGCCGGAACTGGCAGGCCCAGCACCTGCCATGCCTGCGCAGCTGCAGGCGATAGCGCTTGCGCAGCCGCAGGTTTCTGATCGCCTCGCTGTCGGTCATGCAGCCTGCTTCCCGTCCCAGTCGATCATGTCGTGGTGGCGAGCGATCAGCAGCGCGTCGGCGCGGCCGTCGTCCTTCTTGCGCTTCAGCAGCGGCGCGGCCGACGGGAACCGGCGTAGGGCCAGCTGTCGGGCAGCATCCTTGTCCTGCTTCAGCAACCCATACGCGCGCTTCCACACCGCAGGGATGACTCGCGTGGTCGGGATGCCGAGAACCTCGAAGATCGCCTGCAGCTTGCCGGCGGTCTGACCGAACCGGAATGCGCTGGTGCCGCCATCCCCGGGACGGGCCCCCACCTTCTCGATGCAGGCCGACACGTAGGCGCCTGGGTGGGCGGCGCGCTGCTCGCGGATGAAGACAACCACGGCACGAGCATCGACCTCGCCCCACCCGTCTACCTCGACGGTGGGCATATCCAGGATCGGGCCTGGCACGCCGTCCAGCAGCGTGGCCACCGCACCGGTGAGGCCGGGGTCGATCCCGAAGGTTAGCCGGAGCGCGCTCATCGTGCCCTCCGGCGTGTGGCTAGGTTCTCGCTGTCCTGTGCCAGCCAGCCCAGCTCGTGCTGCTCGTGCAGGTCGCGAAGCAGCTTGGTGCTGCCCTGGTAGGGGTTGGAGCTGCGCGGCTTACCGCTGCGCCGGGCCGCCCTGCCCTGTTCGTGAGCGGTCGCGTATCGCTTCTCGTCGTTCATGCTGCTGCGTCCTTCGGTGCTGACTGCTGGAGTAGTTGGTCCTGGTAGCCCTGCCATGCCTCGGTGCCGCGGCCAAGGCCGGGCAACGCGTCGAGCGTCCACATGCGGAACTCGCGGGCCTGCTCCTGGAAGCTGGGCCCGTAGATGGCGTACATGGCCTTGCCGCTCTTGCCGGGCATTGGAATGCCCTGGTGGTGCCAGTCGCCCATGGCGACCACGGCGTGCTGGCCGATCTGCTTTTGGCCATGCAGGTCGCCGAGGTTCCGGTGGTGGATCCGGACCGGGCCGCAGCCAATGCCGCGCTGCAGGCCGGCGGCGAAGCGCCAGCGGCATACCACGCACCCGAGTGCCCGAGCGGCGTCCTGGTAGGCCTGCTCCGCCTTGGTGGCTGATTTGATGGCTCGGAGCATTAACCAACCTCGCCGGTTTTCGCTGGAATGCGTATGCTCGGCATCAATCGCTCGGGGGAGACTGAATGGAGCTTCTCAACAAGATCAATTGGAACCGCGTGCTTAGCCACGCGATTTTCATTGCAGTCGGGTTTCTGTTTGCGTTCGCGCTGCTTGGTGTTATTGGACCAGTCTCGTTTGCCGGTGATGCTCCGGCGTGGGTCCAAGCGGTTGGCTCGGTCCTCGGTATCGCAATTGCGATTGCGGTCCCGTGGGCACAGCATCAGCTCGCACTGGCGCGCGATCGAGCCGCAGCAGAGCTGAAAGCGAGGTCTTTGGCCCTCGACAGCTTGCTTTTCTTCCGCGACTACCTTCTCGCGACTGGCCAAGTCCTCGACATAGCCAAACGCGAGCCCCGCCCTATCACCATCGAGCGATGGAAGTACTTGGAATCTCTCATCGATGTGGGCGGATTGAGTCAGTCCGTCAGAACTCATAGCGATGGATTTGGCATCGCCACCGCAGATGTGCAGAGCTTTCTCTACCATTATTTGATGGCTTCCATCTCCGCAGGAAACGCCGTGCGCACACGCGGCGACGAGGACCACAGAGAAGCGTTTCTTTCGCATCTTGAGCGTGCCGACAAGTCCATTCTCGCTACCGTTTGGAAGGTGGAGGCAATTGCGGCGGCGGGCGCTGAGAATCCCTACCGGCAGAAGGCGGTCGAACCTACTCATGGGTAGCCTCCCGGCTTTTGTATGATGGATTCCACCGCCTCACGGCTCTCTGCCGCCAGGCCGCCGAAGACCTCCCGGCGAAGCCAACCGATCCAGCCGCCGTCGCCGGTACCGCCATCCCACAGTTCGTTCCAGCGGCCCTCGTCCATGTCGGCGAAGTTCAGCGACTCCGCCTCGGTGCGGGTCAGCTTGCCGATGCCCGGCAGGTCGTATTCGACCGCCTCGCAACCGATGCCCGACTCTTCCTGCAGCTTCTTCAGGGCGTCGTGCTGGGACAGGCCGGTGAACAGCTCGACGTTGTCGGCGAGCCAGCCGGACAGGACGTGGGCCTTGCGGTAGAACATGGGGTTGCGGTCCTGCCGCAGGGTTGCGCGCAGCAGCCGCCCGGTGCCGAACTTGCGCTCGCGCAGCGACCGCTGGTCCACCGGGTGCGCCGGCACCAGCGCGCCGATCATCTCGCCGGTTTCGGGGTCAACCAGCTTCCGCACCTCCAGGTTCACGTCCCGCGTGCGCAGCTTCTTCTTGGCCTTGGCCAATGCGGTCGTGTTCATTCGTCGTCTCCCACGCCAATGTCCCGGCTGCCGCGGCGGCGCCCGCGCGGCTTCGGCAGATCGAAGTCGTCCAGCCCGCCGGTGGCGCCGGTTGCGGGCGCCTTGACCGTGTAGTTCGGGCGCGGTCCGGTGTAGTCGTCAAAAGAGCTGCACTGGAGCCGGTGCTGCAGGTAGCACGTCCCGGTCTCGCCCTGGCGGTTCTTCGCCACGATCAGTTCTGAGATGCCCGGCGCGCCGCATGCCTCCTTCGAGTAGTAATCGTCCCGGTACAGGAACGCGATCACGTCCGCGTCCTGCTCGATCGCGCCCGACTCGCGCAGGTCGGCCATGCCGGGGCGCTTGTCGGTCCTCGCTTCCAACCCACGATTGAGCTGGGAGAGCGCGATCACCGGGCAACCAAGGCCCTTGGCCAGCCCCTTCAGCTGCCGGGAGATGTAGGAGACCTCGGCGGTTCGATTCTCCGACTTCGGCTTGCCGCTCAGCAGCTGCAGATAGTCCACCGCGATCAAGCCGAGGCCACCAGGCACCTTGGCGTGCATGCGCGCCGCGCGCGCGGCCATGGCGTCCACCGAAAGATGGCCGCAGTCGTCGATCGCGAGGGGCAGTGATTGCACGTAGTTCCTCGCGTAGGACAGGCGCGCCCACTCTTCGTCCGAGAGCGCGCCCTTTTCACGCATGCGACTCAAGTCGACGCCGGCGTGCGCTGCCATCATCCGCATGCTCAGCTGCGCGGCGGACATCTCCAGGCTGAAGAATGCGCAGTGCCGGCCGCCGGCCGCGGCGTCCTCGATCCAGTTCAGAGCCAAGGCGGTCTTCCCCATAGATGGGCGAGCCGCCAGAACCATCAGATCCGTGGGTTCCAGACCGGGGATCTTGCGGCGCACGCTGCTCCACTTCGGCGCGATGCCGAGGTTGCCTTCGCCGTGGAACCGCGCCTCCATCTCGTCCCACGCGCGCTGCACGCCGCTGCGCACCAGCACCAGCCCGCCGTTTCCGCTGGACTTCACGGTCAGGCCGGCCAGCTTCGCCGCGGATGCAGAAACGACCTCCTCCGCCTCATCGTCGCTGGCCTGGTAGGCGCTGTCGGCGATGTCGGTGGTGGTGTCGATCAGCTGACGCAGCAGCGCCTTGTTACGCACGATGTCGGCATAGGCGCGGACGTTGGCTGCCGACGGCGTCGAGCCGGCCAGTTCGTACACCGTGGCGATCAACCCCTGCGCGCCGATCTCGACGTTGGCAGTGATCCAGTCGCCCACCGTGACCACGTCGACCTCGCGCTTCAGGTCGTCCACGTCGCAGATGCCCTGGTAGATCACCTGGTGCTCGCGGCGGTAGAAGTCCTCCGGCGCCAGCTGGTCGCGGACCTGCTTCAGCGCTTCCGGCGCCAGCAGCAACGCGCCGATCACCGACTGCTCTGCCGGGACCGAATGCGGCGGCATGCGCAGCTGGGCAACGTCGTCCACGTACTCGGGCATGGCGCTCATGCGGCCTGGTCCTGCTGGGCCTGGTGCTCCAGCCGCTCACGTTCGCGCTCGGCATCCCGCTCGCGCTTCACCTGAACGCCGGCAGTGGTCAGCTCACAGCCGCCGCCGTCCGGGCACCACCAGAGCTTGAACCAGTTCCGCCGCACGGCGTCGCGGAAGTGGGCACGCCAGTCCTTCTGCAGCCTGCCGCTCTCGCGGTGGCGGATGGCGAACTCCCGCCATGCCAGCGCGATGAACTCTTTCGGGATTCCAGCGTCCTCCGCGAACTCGAAAATCGGGTCGTCAGCGCGGATCGCCCGCTCCCCGGATTCGCGACAGGCCTCGGCGAAAGCCGGAAAGGTGATCTTCTCCCGCTTCGAACGGACCGGTTTCTTCCCCTCGGCGCCAGCCGGGGGGTTAGGGGGGTTCTTCTTCCCTTTCCCTTCCTCTCCCCTCCCCTCCTCTCCCTTCCCTTCCGGGGGTGAGGACTCGTCGAGGTTTCGACGATCATCATTCGAATATGCGGGATGTTTGAACGTTGGACGGTCAATTTTCTGGTGCTTCTTCCATCCTGTGACGTGCAGGTACTGCTTTTCACCGTTGGCGTAGAAGGCGATAAGAGAATTCGACGACAGCTCGTCGAGCATTCGCTGAACGTCCGTCGATGAGATGTCGTCGCCGGGGAAGATTTCAGCCTTGATGGTCTTCGCGCTGGCCACGTGGTTACCCGCGTCGTCGCAGAAGTTCCACAACCCGATGAAGAGGAGCCGAGCTGTCGGCGAGCATTCCATGACCTGCTCGCTGGACCAGAACTCCGGCTTGATGGATCGGATACGGGCCATTACAGCCCTCCCAGGAGATCTGGCGTCGGTGCGATGGAGCGCCGCGCTTCAGCCCTGGCCTGCTCGGCGGCGCACTGGGATCGGTGCGCTGCACGCTCTGCGTCGGTCATCGGCTTGCTATGGGCGATGACGTCCAGGCAGCACCGCAGCTGACGAAGCACTTCGGATCGCGAATTCATGGGGTGTCCCCCTCGTTGGGCGGACACCCATGCTGTAGCACGGCGCCACCATTTGCGTGCCCTAACTGGCACGATCTGGAAGGGGCTTAGGAGCACGCCCCACCCCTCGCCGCCGCTGCCTCAGCGTGCTGGCTGACCTGCACGATGGCCGCCATAACCTGCGCGCACGCACGGGTGATCTGGTCAGCATCGTTGGGGCTGATCTGGCCATCGGCCATGGCCGAGGAGATGACCTCTGCCAGATCGCCCTTTGCAGCCGACGCCGCCAGGAGCGCGCAGATCATCGTGCCGCTGGCCGGAGCATCGACACGCTGCGCCACGAAGCCATGGGTTGCCGCTAAGGCGTGCAGGATCCGGAAGTCACCGGTCTTGCCCATCAGGGAGTCAGCTTCCTGCAGGCTCAGCAGGTTGCGATCGTTGTTCGGATTGACCTTGCCGCGAAGGGTGGCGTCAGACATCCCCATACGCGGCGCCAGCGCGACCGATCCACCCGGGTGCTGGTGGACGGTGTCATAGGCGGCATCGGTAACATTCATGGGCGGACTTCTCGATTGGAGACGCCTGGGCGTCGGCGGCGCACGATGGGCGCCATGGAAACGATCAACTCAGGGAGGAAAGGCGCCCCGCTCCAGCAACTGCCCCGAGGTCACTGCACGCCCGGGAAGGCTGGAGATGGGCATGGAGCGGCTTCATGCGGCGTCGGCTCGCGTGTCGTCGTTCGCGGGAGGGCCAAACACGTCAGGCAGCAGGTCGCTGGTGGTTACTCGATTGCCGGTGGCGCTGGCGATGCGCACGGCCAGGCGCGGGCTGGCGCGCTTGTGCCCCCGGGCGATCATGTAGAGGGTCGCGTGGCTGCAGCCGGCGGCAGCGGCCACAACAGCGAGGACCGGGCACTCGAGCTTCGCCGTGCCATCCAAGGAAATTGCGTAGTCGGAGAGGTTCATAGGTCCGCACATTACCGTTTTGGTTATGTGATTACAACACCGTTTCGGTCATTTCCTGAAACGGTAACGAAGGGGACCATTCCCGGCATGGACGCAAACGCCGCTCGAACCCAGAACATGCGCATTCACGTCGCCAACGCTGGCGGCCCTGCCGAGTGGGCCAGGAAGTTCGGAGGCACCCGATGGCAGCAGCCACAGGTCAGCCAGTGGATCTCCGAGACGGCACCCAAGGGCATCGGCCGTAAGCTCGCTCGGGACCTGGAGTCCGCGATGGGCATTGAGCCTGGCTCCCTTGATCGCCAGGCCGGCACGTCGTCTCACGCCGTGGGACTCGACGTATCTACCCTTCGCTCAGCCATCCGATTGCTGCAGTTGGTAGCCGAGATCAGGCGCACTCCCAAAATCCCCGACATCGATGCCAACGCTCTCGCGGTGGCGTACGAGACGGTTCAACTGGAGGATGCCTCGCTCGACGACAGCAACGTGGTGGACTTCATGCGAGCTTTTGCCGAGCGGTTGGAACGAAGGGAGAAAGAGAATGGCGTTGAGCGAGGACCGGCTGCAGGAGCTGGCACAGCGACTGGCTAAAGCGTTGGATACGGGGGAAGGTTCGAAGCAGGCATCCCCTGCCCTGCGGTTGGTGCAACCAGCACCCAAAACGATGGACTCGGTGACGCGCGAATCGCACTGCCGGATGATCCGGCACATGCGCTGGAGGTGGGGAAAACACATGCAGGTGATCATCGACCAGGCGTGTTTTGGCGTCACCGGCATTGAGCGTTTAGACGATGACGCGCTGATTCAGCTCCACCGAGACATGGAGCGGGCGCAGGACTGCATGCGAGATGGTGTGAGCTTCGAGGACGCCGGGCTGCTGCGTTCTCGGTATGGGTAATGGACCTACAGGAGATAGGGCTTTGATCAGGAAATTTGCTTTTGGCGCGTGCTGCGCACTGCTCGCTGCTTGCTCAACCACACCGATCACCGGCGGTGCCGCGGCACCAATCCCGTCGGACCGCATTTATGCGCCTGAGTACCTGCAAGAGAGATCCGGCGCAGATGCCCGCGTGACCTTCCTGCGCGACAAGGGCTTCTCCGGAAGCGGTTGCTCCCACGACATCTACGTGAACAACAAAAAGGTGCTGGCCATTCGCCAAGGCGAAGGCGCCACGTTGCCATTGCCGCCGGGCTCCTACTTCTTCCGTCTCGAGACGGGCGGCGGATTGTGTCCGAACATCGCCACGTCTCAGAAC